TTTGTAAAGGTAACAACAATCGCAATTATAACATTCATAGCTGGTGCAGTATGGATGCAGTTAGGGAATAAGTAATTATGGCTAAGAAGTTTGCAGGGTTCACACCAGAACAGATGGGTAAGATTATACCTGAAATGCAAGGTATGCAGGCTGATGAACAAGCTGCTTACTTAGCGTCACAGCCTGGTGCTGCTGCCCGTGTCGGTAAGATGGCAGAGGTAGCGCAGAAGCGTATTGGTATGGCGTATGGTGGCATGGCTACTAAGAAAGGCTATGCAGAGGGTGGCGATGTTAATCCTCTTGACGCAACGAGAGAAGGGGTGTCCACAGCAAACACTGCCCTGCAGGATGCCATTAATGCACAACAAGCAGACCCTGAAAATGAAGCGTTAGTAAAAGCTGTTACAGATGCACAAACAAATGTAAACAATGCTAAACAAAAATACTCTCTTGCTTATTCTGATTATAAAACTACACAAGTTCCTACAAGCGCAGAGTTAAATGTAAAAGCTGCAACAGATCCAGGGTCGATGACCAAGACAGCTGATGTAGCTACTATATCAGAAGAGGATAAGACTGCAGGAGAGATCGCTGCAGGTACAGGAGACGTAGCTGCTACTACAGATATGGTAGTAGATACTGCCGAAACTGCAGCAGATGTTACGACACCCACTAAGACAGATGCAGTTACCTATGAGCCTCTTTCTGTAGAATCTACAACAAAAGATGTACTGGATCGTTTAGAGGCTGCTACAGGTAAACCTAGCGCAGAAGCTTTAGTTGATGCACAATCTATGTCACCAGATAAGCTTGCTCAGCTTGGTATTTCCGCTGCACAGCTATCAGAAGCACGTAGGGTGCAGCCTGTAGATGCTCGTACTCTGCAGGAAGGGGAGCTGATTGAAGGCTCTACTGTTGACATGGAGCGTGTCAAGAAAGAGACTAACTTTGAAGCTGCTACAGGTGCTCCTTCTACAGATGCTACAGTACAGGGTCAGCTTACGGGCTTGATGGAGCAGTTTGAGGGTAGTGAACCTCCTGCATGGGCTGCTGGTGCTATGAGGGCTGCAGCTGCACAGATGGCTGCACGTGGGTTGTCTGCTTCTTCTATGGCTGGTCAGGCTGCTATTCAAGCCGCCATGGAATCAGCAATGCCTATCGCTGTACAGGATGCGCAGACTTCTGCTACATTTGAGTTAACTAACCTAAGTAATAAACAACAATCTGCTATGTTTGCTGCTGAGAAACGTGCTGAGTTTTTAGGGCTAGAGTTTAACCAAAACTTCCAGGCTCGTGTAGCTAACGCTTCTAAGATCTCAGAGATTGCTAACATGAACTTCACTGCTGAACAGCAGGTTGCTCTTGAGAATGCTCGTATGGCACAGTCTGTAGACTTAGCTAACCTTAGTGCTGCTAATGCTAAAGTAATGGCTGATGCAGCTGCCATGACACAGTTAGATCTTACTAACCTAAACAACCGTCAGCAGGCGCAGGTACAAAACGCTAAGTCTTTCTTAGATATGGACATGGTTAACTTGTCTAATGAGCAACAGGCTACCATGTTTAAATCACAGAGTTTGGTTAATGCCTTGCTATCAGACCAAGCTGCTGAGAATGCTGCTAAGCAATTTAATGCTTCTAGTGAGAACCAGACTAATCAGTTCTTTACTAATCTAGCATCTCAGGTGTCTATGTTTAATAATGAGCAAAAGAATGCCATGAACCAGTTTAACTCTGGTCAAACAAATGCAGTAAATCAGTTTAATGTAAGTCAGAGAGCGGCACGAGATCAGTTTAATGCAAACAACCAGCTTATCGTAGCGCAAGCTAATGCTGCATGGTCTCAGGCAATTACTACGGCAGAAACAGCAGCGCAGAACGAAGCAAACCGTGATGCAGCAATCGCTGAAAATCAGTACACAATGACTGCATACAACAATATAATCCAAGAAGAGCGTGATATGATTAGTTATGCTTTTAGTGCCGCTGAGAGTACTGCAGATCGTCAGGTTAGGTTACAGGTTGCAGCTATTCAAGCTGAAACAGCTGCATCGCAAATTCAAGCTCAGATTGATACAGCAGCAGGAGCAGGTTCAGGTAAGCTACTTGCTGCGTTTGCAGACAAAGCTCTGGAATGGGCATTTGGTTAAAACAGCGTTAACAGTAGGTATAATTACAATGGGTCTTTTATCACAATCGCAGACAGATAACATCGTTACCATGATGTCTCGCATTAAGGAACGTGCTCTTTCTGCACAAAAATCCTCTGCAGGGGATGATAGTACTAGTAAGCGTAAGGGTTTATTTGATAAGCCAGCAGCAGCTGCTCCTACAACAGATGACTTTGTAGCTAATACTATTAGAAGCCTTCGCCAGAAAGCTGACATTGCTATAGAAGAACAGCCAGAGATCTATCTATCAAAGTATGATGTATCTGCTTTAACTCCAGAGGAGCCTGTGCGTCCTAGAGCTAGACCTGAAGAGCTTACAATCCCAGAGACTACACAAACAAATAGCGACATTGAGGAAGCAATAGTAGAGGCTACAGGTTCTGAGGGTCTTATGTCTAAAAGCTCCAATATGATGGCTAGACCAGAGAACCTAGATATACCAAAGTATAAGGTGTACAAAAGCCCTAAAGAGATGTCTAAGCTAGAGATCTTAGCTCGTACCATTGAAGCAGAAGCAGCACAAGAGGGTTATGAAGGTATGATTGCGGTAGGCTCTGTAATAGCTAACCGTGCTGCAGCTGGTAAATACGGCGATGATATAGAGGGTGTAATTCTAAAGGAAGGCCAGTTCTCTCCGTGGAACTCGTGGACAGGGGGCGCTAAAGGCGAACAAGGTAAAGATATGTTAGCTCTTAAGCCTAGCGCAAAAGCCTATAAAGCTGCAAGTGCTATTCTTACTGGAGATTATACAGACCCTACAGACGGCGCTACTCATTATGTAAACACAGCTGTTAGTCAGCCTGAATGGCTATCTGATATGAAGGCTCGTAAACGTGGTACCCTTCAGATAGGAAATCACCTGTTCGGTAATGCAGATGATGACAATAGATATGATGGTAAGAACTGGATTAAGCCAAAACCAAAGGCACGTCCCTAATGTTTGGTTTACCTCTAGAGCTTATCACTATGCTATTCTCCACTGTACTGGGTGGGGTTATGTCTATGATAGGGCAGAACGCTAAGAACAAAGCCAAGCAACAAGAGATGATGATTGGTGGTATGCAGCAGGCCAGAGAGCACGGCAAGACAGATAAGCATTTTGCATGGACACGCAGGCTTATTGCTCTATCTGCAATCTTCTCAATTATAGTCTTGCCAAAGGCTGTTGCTGTATGGTATCCTGAGGTAAGCGTTATTGTAGGCTACACAGAAGTAGAGGGCGGCCTGTTTAACTGGATCTTTGGCGGCGATGGCACAGTAAAGTGGCAGGCAGCTAGAGGCTTCGTAATCACCCCGCTAGACACACACATCGTTTCAGCTATCGTAGGTCTCTACTTTGGCGCAGGTTTCACTAAGTAAGGTATTATCATGGCAAAGCCAACACTATTTGAGGGACCAATCCCCGGTCAGTCTTTAACTACGGAACCTAAGAACGTACCTTGGGAGCAACCGCCTAAGTATGCAGATCCTATGGATGCTCTTGAGATGTACATGGAGCGTCTTGCTGATCCTGAATCTCAGGATGAGTTAATTGACATGCTGGATATAGGAATCCCCATTAGTATTGTCGTGGATACAATGCTTTCCGGTGGTGTTATGGATGGTCTGCATTCAGTAGACACTAAGCTACTACTAAAAGGCGTAATTGCTACACAGATCCAAACCATTGCAGAGGTTGTTGGCGTTGATTACAAACTCACTATGGCAGACTATGTTAACATGGATGCTAAGAAAGAAGAGCGTATGCGTCAGAAGCTGGCAACTAAGCTAGAACTGGAGATCGCCAAAGGTGAAGAATCTGATCCTGGCGTACAAATGCAGCAAGACGTATTAGAGTCTATGCAATCTGACGAACCTATGGAAGAAGAGCCTGTAGAAATGGCGGAAGAAACTATGGAAGAGATGCCTGCCGCACCTGCAGGTCTTATGGCGAAGGAAGTTTAATTATGGCAAGTGCATTTCAAGCAGGTATGATTGGCGGCTTTGCCGATACGTTTGTACAAAAGATCCAAGACCGTACAGATAAAGCAGAAAAATACGAAGATATGATGATTGCTTCTGCCAAGGCTAATGCGCCTAAGTACGCAGAAACTACAGCTGCGTATAAAGCTACCGTGTCTCAGGCTCGACAACTAAAAGATTCTTTTGGTTTTACAGACTCTGAGATTGTAGCTATGGCTAGTAAGTACGATCTAAACGCAATTCACAAAACCCTCATGGAGCAGAAGATGGCTGCAGAGGCTAATGCAACTGAATTAGGCTTTGATAAAAGTACTATACTTGGCTCTCTCAATATGGCATCTAGTATAACTATGCCCAAAGGTATGACACTTGAGTCTGGCTTGAGAAACATCCTCTTTAATACAACTCAGAACCTTAACGCCAGCAATAACCCTAAGTCTGAAGTTAACAAGCGTGGTGCTTTTGGTAAAGCTATGGCTGACTTCTTAGCGTTAAACCCACGAGCCTCTGCAGAAGAGCAGCTTAAGAATATGCAGTATGCAGGCTTTAGCATGGATGAGTTACGTAACTTTAATGCTTCAGCAGGACGTGGTGATATATTCCCTGAGGTTACAGCTGGACCCCTAGCATTACCTGACCAAGACTATAAGTCATCTGATTTTGGTAATACACAGGATAAAACTCGTAGGACATTTGCTAGAATGTTTAAGGTATTAAATGAGGCCGGAACAGATATTGAAGCTTCACTAGCTAAAAACTTACAAACCCCTAATGGCGTAATAGATGTATTCAAAGACATTGAGACTGCTTCACAGTATATGGCTTTTCTTGAGAGCAATATAGCCTTTAAGGGTTACGGGGCTGGCTTTGGTAACGAATTAAAACGTACAGGCGCTATCTCTAGGCTAATTAGTAGGATCGACACTCCAGAGGAGCTAAAGGCTTTTGTAGCGGCGGAAAGAGATGGACGCTTCACAAAGCTTATTATTGAAACTGATGGTACGTTTACTGATACACAACTTGAAGCCGTACTAAATGGTGAGCCTATTCCAGGAGTAGAACCTGAAGAAGAGACATCTGTAGATGCAGCTGGTACTGACCCTTTAACTGAAACATCTACTCCCGCTACAGCTGCAGCCTCTGGACCTGCTCCTCTGACCTCAGATGCTGCTATTAATAAAAAGGTAGCAGAGCTTACTGGTGGTACTACTGATGCCACTAAAGGCATCCCTTTTGGTTTATCTGACGAGGAGGAGCGCTTAAGGGCAGAGCCAATCAGGACAGAAGAGGTTATTGAATCACCAGCACTACCGTCAGATGTTACTGATGCTCTTATTAGTGGTCAGGCTTTCAAGGAAGATGTCTTAGATGTAGCAGGTAATAAAATTATGCCAGCACCCTTTAAGGCTGTAGCTGCTATTAGCGATGCTGTTGCATATGCTGCAGACTTTGTTGCTGGCGCAATGGGGGCACAGGAGTCATCCCCTATGAGTAAAAGACTCAGAGAATCTGCAGAGCAACGCCGTCAGACAGCTTCAGAAATAGCTGCTAAAGGGTGGCTCTCTTCTATGGGTATAAGTGAGCCTGAATCTGTTGAAGCAGTAGCAGAGGGATTCCGTAATACTGTATTTACTGAAGAAGGTGTCAAAACAGCAAACGGCCTAATGTCATACGAAGATTTTGCTAGGGAACGTAGTAAGACTCAAGAAAACGTAGAGCCAAGGTTTCTCCGTAAAGGAATGCAGATCACACTAAACCCAGATTTTGTAGAGCCTGATGAGCCTCTCTCTAGTGAAGAGCCTAGCGCTGTAAACGAAGTGTTTACCCCGGAATTCCCTGGTGATGTACCTGAAGACCTGGAAAACGCTACAACATCAGAGATCTCTAAGGCTCTGAGTTATCTGACTGAACTGCCAGATGTGTTTCACCAGGCTCTGTTTGACACTCAGGATAAAATAAATACCTCTATAGCAGCCTTCTTTGAGGAATCCTTAGAGGAGCGTATTATGAAGAATGAAGGGCAGAGAAATAGGGTTGTAGCTTTACAAGCTCTTAAGGATAAGATCTCTGACCTACGTGAAAAGGCTGAAGTAGAGCAAACTGTAGAGCCTGAACCTTTAGTGACTAGGCCTAAGAAACCCCTTAAGCCTAAAGGTATGACAGCAAGCGATAAAGCTAGACTTCAGAGAGCGCAGAAAGCTCGTGAATTAGGCAAAGACACTGGACTGCTGGAGATGCTAGTCGAGAAATATGGCATAGCTCTAGTGCAAAAAGAAATGGGTTTGTGATATAGTACAGGAACACACCAATAACCTATCTATAAAACGCTAATCGGAGCAACCATGGACTATTATACAGCAGAAAACATGAAGGATAAAAAGGTATCCGATCTGAAAAACGATCCTGCCTTCCTTACAGATGCTTTAACTTTTTTAAAGAGTAAACGCAAGGGTTTTACGGACGAAGACATTCAAGATCTTTCAGCTGATGATGTCGTAGACGAAGTACTAGAACATTTTCGTATGAGTACAGCCAACGAAATTACTATGGCTAAAGATTACTACTACGTTAGTGATGATAAAGTAGATGAAAAAGAACGTCAGGCTTATGGGCGCTTGCTATTTACATTTGATAACTCAAAAGGAGAGGGTATGCTTGACCGTGGTGGTGAAGCTATCTTTGACTATACTAAAGGTTTTCTTTTTGCTCCCTCTACGTATGCTTCTGTTGCTGCAGGCGCTTTTACAGGTGGTGCTGGCGGGGCTGCTGTACAGGCGACTAAGCAAGGCGCTCTTATAGCCACACGTAAAGTGGCTAATAGACTAATAGGACGTGCTGCTTTTGCAGGTGCAGTGGATGGCAGTATTGCTGCAGGGTCTCAGCTTGGCCTAGAGCGCATTAAACAGACTGCAGGTAAAGAGATTGACGAAGAGTACGATGTCAACATGGGTAACGTTGCCTTAGCAGGGGCTATTGGTGGAGCAGCTGGGGGTCTTGGTTATGCCATTCCTGCATTCCACCGTAATAAAGTAGCTGGTAGGCTCGTAGAAACTTTAGACGAAGGCAGACAGGCTAATGTAGCTGCGCTGCAAGAGGCTAAGGCGGCTACGGAAGAGACCATCAAGAAGGCGCTGTCTACGGCTGAAGGCAAGAAGCGTATGACCTTTACTACTGATAGGCTGCTTAAGGCTATTGACCCTGCACTTGTAAAAGAGGGTATGGAAGCCAAGCACGACATCCTTAGTGATACACTTCCTGATGGTCTAATCGGTGGATTGGATCGTGATACTATACGGAGACTTACAGCCGCTTCTTTTGATCTTACTAAGAGGCTAGGCATTAAACCAGAGTCAGGTCAGCGTATAACAGAAGTACTTGCTAAGACTATAGGTGAAGACGGTAGTAGCGATGCTTTTGAAGAAATAGCTAAAAAGTATAACTTAAGTAACAGACAGCTATCCGCTGTATATGCTGCAGAGGTATCAGAAGCGGCTAAGATCTTGGCTGACCAATCTAAGCTTGTTCGTAAAGGCGGTGCTAAGCTTGTAGGTGCTGTCGATGGTAAGAAGTTTGCGGATGACATAGAGCGTTTGTATAATTCAGGTATGTCTAGTGTTGATCCTTCTGAAGCTAAACGTGCACTAGACTCTGGTGCTGAAGCGGGACATGGCATTGCAGGTAGGGCTTGGCGTGGCTTTAAAGAGATTGAATCTGCTAGACGTGCTTTGATGACTTCTCAGGTTGCTACAACTATGCGAAACAATATCTTTGGTGGAGCTATGACAACCATTGATATGCTGGATCAAGTGAACACAGGTATCGGTCAGATGTTAAGAGGGCGTTTTTCTCAGGGTATCTCTACTATGAAAGGTACTGTTGACACCTTTAAATATCTTACGAAAGACAACGCTGTAGCAGAAGCACTCATTAAGACGTTACAACAAGACGCACCCGAAACATTGTCTCGTGTATTTCAAGATGCTGCCATGGCTGAGAGCGCTCTTGTGTCAAACTCATGGCTTGCTAGAACAGGTAAAGCTTTTAACACGCTTAACACTATCTCTGACCACACATTTAAGAAAGCTGTTATTGCAGGTAACTTAGATAGGCAATTTAAAGCTAAAGGCAGTAGCCTTATGGAGGAGATGAAAGCTGGGCGCTTAAGTAACATATCAAATGAAATGCTCAATGATGCTTTAGATGAGAGCTTGGCTTTCACCTTTCAACGTAAATTTGGTGGTAAAGGTTCTTCTGCAGAGAGCAAGGCAACTAAGGAGCTTGTAGATCTTATTAACAAGTCAGGCCTCACCGTACTGATACCCTTCCCTCGTTATATGGCATCACAGGCTAAGTTTATTAGTGACTATACAGGTCTTACTCTTATTAGGCGCTTGGCGACAGGCCGTTCTATAGCAGATGAAGAGTTTGGCAAGGCTATGACTGGGGCTGCAGCATTTGGTGCTTTATATCAAGTACAGAAAGATAACATTGCTAACAATCTTGAGTGGTTCCAGGCACAGACGGATGATGGTCAAACCTATAATGCTCAGGCCGCTCTTGGCCCTGGTGCATTCCATGCGTATACAGCTAACCTAGCTGCACGTGTCATGGCGGGACAAGAAGTTAAAAGTAATGCAGAGATCAAAAAAGACATTGCTAAGATTGCGGTTGGTACAGAGTTTCGTCCATCAGGGACAGCAGTAGACAAGGTTATACGTGCAGTTGAATCTGGTGATACTAAACCTCTGTGGGACTTAGTAGGTAATTATTTTAGTGCCTTTACTTATCCAGCAGCTGTAGTTAAGGACTTCTACGGACAATTTGACCCTCGTTCTTCTTACTTTCCTGAAACAAGAGATGCTACTGTGAGTATGCTTAACTTAGGTTTGTTTGAGATGCCTATGTCTTCTTTTCAGCGAGTAACTAGACAGCTTCCAGACTTTAATGCACGAACCATTGCCAACACTCTTAAAGAGATGTCTGGTATTGATATTGACCCTAAGAAAGCGGAAGGCTTACTTAAGTTCTTTAACACCTCCACAAAGGCTGTCTTTCAGACACAGTTTAAGGGTAATGAAGACGAGGGTTATGACGCTGTTCGTATGGACATCTTTGGTGAAGGCCCATTACGTATAACTAACCCAATGATTAAACAGGTCATTGGTCTTGTGGGTGAGCCTCGTATGAACCCTTTAAAGCAAGAGTTTGTACGTTTGCAGATTGACCCTTTTACCGTGTACAACCCTTATCGTGAGAAGAACCCTGTGGTTGCTGTGTTGACAGAGCAGTTACTACAAGGACACTTGTATGACAACATGATGAAGGTGATTGAGTCTCCTATGTATAAAAATGCTACACCTGCACAGCAGAAACAGCTTCTGGTTGGTGGCAACGAAACGACAGATTCTTTAGAAGGGTTCAGTGGCATTAAGGATTATATTGCTGCAGAACGTAAATATGCTAAAGAGTTGCTACAACAAATGGCAACAGATGAGAAGTACACAGGGGATTATTTTAACTGGACAAGAGGAAGACTAAAGGCACTGTCTAGTAATGATCGAAAATCAAGAGATGTTATGTTTGCAGTCTTTGCAGAAGGTACTCGCTGGGAAGGTAAAACCCTAGAGGAGCATATTGAGGAAACAAATGCTATACCTGATGAAGAGATGAACCGTGATGAAAAGGATATTAGAATTACTGGTTTAATAAATTACTATCTTAAACTGTAACGAGAGAGGGGAGCCACTAAGCTCCCCTTTTCTTTATTGTACTCCGTGTTTCTTAACACAGTGTCTTGCCCATAGTACCGTAGCTATCAGATGCTCTAGTGCTTTGTTCCTCTCGTCACTCTGCCATAGATTACTTTTGATATGCTTCTCTAATTCTTCAGCGTGTTGGGCTAACTCATCATAGAACTTGATACGTGTACCTTCTACGTGTGCTTTCGCTTCTTGTTCTAACTTCATTTAGATGCTTCTTTCTGACTCAAACGTGTATAGGCTCTTTATGATAGTAGCCTTTGTTTCTTCACAGACAGAGGCTTTCTTACGCAAGTTCTCCTCTGCAGGTATGACCTGTAAGTTACCACTCCAGTGAGGTCCACCATCTGCTAGAGGCCACATATGATCTACGTGGTGTTGTACTCCTGTGGCTTCACTTATTATGTTACTCAGTTTGTATATCTGTACTAAGCGTTGTTTCTCGTGGGGGCATTCACGTAGGTGTACGGGTATTTGTTTGAGCTTTAAGGCTCTGCGCTTAGCAGCTTTAGCTGATAGCTTCTCTCTATTAGCTTCACAGTAAATTTTTCTATAAGCCCTATGCCAAGCCGCTACCTTTTCCCTATTAGCCTCTACCCAAGCTCTTTGCTTGGCATAACGCTCCTCTTTATTCCTCTCATACCAAGATTTCTTATAAGCTTTTACTTTCTCTTTGTTAGCTTCATAGTAAGCTTTATCTCTTGCAGCCTTTTCTTCCTTATTAGCCTCGTTGTATTCTTTTTGCTTGGCAAGAATATCTTCTTTGTTAGCTTCATAGTAAGCCTTTCTACGAGCCTGTATCTTCTCCTTGTTAGCCTCTCTATAGGCTTTATTTGTTGCAGCCTTCTCTTCCTTGCTCTGAGCCATCACAAACCTTCCTTCATAAATACTTTGACCCACTCAGCACAGATACCACTACGCACAATGTCATCAACGCCAAACTCTACTACGGGTACATCTAGCATGTATTTCTTAGCGAGATGAATGATCTTAGCTAGACCAGACGTACCCTTTAAGTCAGACTGCTGGATGTCACCATTAAGTACAATAGTACTACCTTCGCCTACACGAGTCAACAGCATCTTGATCTCTGACACATCTATGTTCTGCGCTTCATCAACTATAATGAAAGCATCATCAAAGCTACGCCCACGCATCAACGCTAGTGTAGCTACTTCAATGTTACCATTCTTAAGTCCTGTATCAACAGCACCACGGCCTAAGTGTTTCACCAGTACATCAAGCACAGGCAAAGCCCACGGTTGTGCTTTCTCTTCTAGTGTACCTGGCAGGAACCCAATGTCTTTACCCACAGCTACGTGAGGGCGTGTGATTACAATCTTGTCAATCTCTTTGAGTGTGTATAAGTCTGCTGCACATGTAGCTGTAACGTAGGTCTTACCAGTGCCAGCAGGGCCAAGGATAAGCACCTGCTTGCTGTTAGTGATAGCGTCAATGAGCTTACCTTGGTTCTCTGTCTTGGGTAGAATACCAGAGGTAGGCTTAGCAGCAGCACCCTTGTAGTTTGTCTTACGGCGAGTACGTGTTGGTTTAGCTAGTGGTTCAATGTTGTTCATAGTGAGCCTTTAAGTAGTTAATTGCTTTTTCTAGGCCTTCTACTGTATCTCCCAAACTGCCTATTCCTGTATTACAAGCTCTACAAAGCCAGCCCCTGAAAGCGTGAGTAATGTGATCGTGATCCATATGAGCACTAGACGGTTTTGTTACAGATCCACAGCACTTACAATTAAAGTCATGAACAGGTTTAGGTGGCGCATTCTTTTGGGCAAGCTTTCTACTTTCTGTATAGGCTTTACTGCAGCTGTTGCAATAACGAAGAACCCCTGTGTACTTAGGAGCGTGTTTCTTTCTAGGCTGTGTTTCCCAGATAACTGCTGCTTCTCTAAATTGTGAGTAAGGTTTATCGGTATTACACTTTCGGCAAAGCATAGTGCCAGATTCAACGGACTCTTCTGCTGCTTCTGGAAATAGATCTAACTGCATTAAACATTCTCCGGTACATCCGCACAAACATAAACTATCCTTGACTTACGTAGTGTCTTAGGTGGTAGTTCATCTATGAGCATATTCATTACATCTATAGCAGTATCTTCACACTCTGAGTAAGAGCGATACAGATCAGGAGAAGCCCTAACTATAGGCTCCTCCCCTGCCAAGAAAGCAATCATAACTAAAGTAAACATTATTCTTGTACCGTATCTGACTCTTCGCCAGACACAATCTCTGTTACTTTAGGTTCTACATAATCGTATGCTTTACCTGCTACGTCTGTTGTTACTTCTACTGCTGCTACAGCCAAGAAAAACATTACAAAAAACTCAACCATCTAAACGTTCCTTTAGTTCTGTGTAGCCACCAACATGGCGGCCTTCGTTATCCCAGATTTGAGGTACAGTAGTCATACCCGCTTCTTTCATGAGTGTCAATAGCCACTTACTGCTAGGGGAGCTTAGAGAATAGGCCGTGAAGCCTACCCTCTTTTCTCGTAGCAGGTGCT